CATAGTTGCCACTGCCAGCATGTTGGCTATTCCACGATGCGGCTAACCCGGCCTTTTGCTCGTGGCTGAGTTTGCCGGCCATCTTCAAAACGCCGGTTAACTTGGTGCCGTTGTTGAACGTGTTGACACCATGCGCAGCTTCGGCCATTGACATTTCAATAGCGGATCGGCTCGCTTGAATTGGGCTAACCCCGATAAGCGGGTCAGCCCCGGCCCGGTGGCGCAAGTGAAACACTTCGGATGGTAGGTAGCGAGTCACCGCACCATCACGGCTAGCCACTTCATATCCGCCGATAACGTCACCTTTGCGCAGCACTTGAACACTGCCAGGTTGCAGCGGGTGCAGCTCACGAACCTGCCCATCGGCACCGCGCTCGACTCTTGCAAAACCATTGCCGTAAAGCAACATGCACGAGGTCAGCCATTCGCGCAATTCAACGGCGCTTTGGTAGCTGTTTGGCGCATGATGTAGCACCGCATACAAGCTGTGATCTACAGCTTTAACGCGATCTTCCCCAATGCGTCGATACAGGTGCAATGGCAGTGAACCGATAGATTCGCTGATTGCAGCCACGGCCGCATAACATGCAGCGACAGATTGCGCTGATTCAGGATTGACACTGGCACCAGTGCGCAGCGCACCGAATGATTCCCAATAGGTGTCACCATTGGCACGCTTCTCAAAGCCCAGGGCGCTAGCCATTCGAGTGATGATGCTCATACTGTTTCTGCCCACAATCTGCGCAGGATTGACGCACCATCACCCAGGTCAAAGCACATCGGCAGGTCGCCAAGATCAACGAAACCTTGTTGATGCGGCCGGTTGCGCAAGCTAACCTCGGTCTGGCTGTAGGCAGGCCAGCTTTGCACCACAGATATTTCATGCAGCTCCACACTGCGCAGCTCGCGGGTGTTGCCACTCCATGATTCATCCGTTGCGACAAACCCAAATGACATACCGCCCAGGTCGCCACGGCTGGCCAGCTCCACCAGGTCACGGCCGGCCGCTGTGTCTGGCAATTGCAAACTGAACTGAAGTCCTTTTGAGTCTTCGCGCAGTGTCAGCGTGCCGGACTTGGTGCGGCCCAGCACGGCAGCTTGATTGTGGTCAGACAGTGCCAGCACATCGCGGCCGCTAGCCAGCGTTGCAGTGAACGCACCCGGTGCGATGCGCTCGGTAAACCCACCGATAGCAGTGTCATTGCCAAAGGTGGCGGCGTAGCCGGTCAAGGTGCGGCCGCTGGCAGTAACACCAGCGGTGGCCCGGCGCTCGATTACAGGTGCGTTCATGGTGCTTTACAGTGCCAAGTCTTCGATCACTGCGAAAGCGTTTTCACGGCGCGGCACCATGTCCATCGTGGTCAAGATGCGCACTTGCACAGCACCGCGGGAATATGGCCCTTCAGCGAATTGATTGGTCAAAATGTCCACGCTGCCCCAAGTGCCGATCAGCATTTCGCTGAAGTCACCCACAATGATGCGGCCCTTGTCAGGCGTGCCGGACTTGGCAGCAAGCTGATTCGTTACAGCAACAGGCAGACCGGCCATCAAACCGTTTTCAAGCAAGTAGCCCGGCAGGGTGGCAGTCTTCAGAGCGGCCCGCAACTTGGTGGCAATGGCCGGGTGTGTCAGCCAGGCGCTCGGGTTGACATTCACCAGTGCCAAGTCTTCTAGCACCTTGAGAATGGTTGTCCAGTTGAGCGTAGCCAGTGTGCCGGTGCCGGTGGCGGCAGTCAACAAGCCCTCAGGCTCGGTCGTGCCGTTGCCGTGAATCAGTGCCTTGTCGATAGCCAGGCCCACCACTTGCACAAAGTCATCCTTCACCAGTTGCTCAATGGCCGGGTTGCTGGCCTGCAAAAGTTGTCGGCTTAATTCGGTGATAGCCCCAACGTGGCGCGGCTTCAGGGTGATGTTGTCAAAGGTGATACCTGAGTCAGTCAATGCCGTGCCTTCAGCGATCCACTGCGCGGTTGCGGTGGTGGCTTGGCGAGGAATGACAACATCACCGCGCAGATTCGGCAGGACACGTGCGCCCAGCGACTTCACCAGCATTGCGTTACGCAACAGGCCAACAAACTGATCGGCGCGGAAGTCGTCCGGCACGATACCGGCCGCGGTGGTGGTGGTTTGTGCGGCACGTTTCTCGAAAAGGCTCTGCGGCACCAATACGCCACGGCCGGTGATGCCACTGCGTTTTTGCTCTTGAGCGTATTCAGCCAGCGCACCAGTCAGCGAGCGGTTTTCCACTTGCGCATTGATTGCGTCAACCAGGTTGATTCGGCTCTCAAGGCTGGCAGCGGATTTGTCAACGGCGACACCCAGGCTCCTACGCTCTGCGTCTTCAAGAAAGGTAGCACGTGCCTCGGATTGCTCAAGGCTGGTGATTTCTGTCTTCAGCAAATCAAAGGTGCTTTGCTCGGCAGGGTTAAGACTGCGCTTTTCAGATTCAGCGACAGAAAGCAGGTTGCGCATGTTGGCGACTTTGGCCGAACGGCTCTCACGAATGGATGCAAGGGTTGACATAGGGTTTACTTTCGAAAGTTATTGCAACTAAGTTGCGTTAATGTGTACACGGGCGGGTTGTACCACAGAATGCCGATTAAATCAAGTCGATTGATTTAGTATTTCGTGAGCGTTACGAAAATGGCAGCAGGCGTAAAAAAACCCACCGAAGTGGGCTATTTATTTCAAGGTGCTCAACATGCTCAACTTTCTATTCTTGAGCACCTTGAGCACCTTGAGCTTCTTGAACTGGTAAATCCTTGTCGTGGAGCTTCCAATACCAGCCGCCAACACCTTTGCGCTTGGTCACAAATAGAGATTCAGCGGCGCGGCGTATCGAGGCCCAACTGATGCCAGCGTCTTTGCCTTCAGCCTGAATCGTTTTACATGGTGTCAATCCATCCTTGAGCACTTCACGCAAAAACTCAGACGCTGAATCAATGGCCGATTTACCATCATCATCCTGCCCACTCGGATCAGTGAGTAATTCACGCGCAGAGCCTGTTACCGCTTCGCCCCATGTCACATAGCTGGCCTCGATACCCGGTAGCGGCTCACCTTGCTCTAGGTAGTACTCAAAGCCACCAGAATCAGGCCCGATATTGCTCTTGCTGCGTGCCAGGATGCGTTTGTCTTTGCCATCTTCGCCTTGAACTTTTGCAGCCACCAGCACCACGCGAGCCACTGCGGTGAAAGCCACACTGCCCAGAACACGCTGTGAAGGGTCGCCACCTTGCCCACCTTTTGAAAAGTGGGTAATGCCCAGCAAAACTGCATTCATATTTGAGGCCAGATCAACCAGCGGTTGTAATGCCCGGCGTGTCTCGGTGTTTTTATGAGAATCACCAGTTACCGCCGAAACAATCGGGTCAACCAGAATCAGACGGACGTCACCAATTTTCTCAGCAGCGGTCTGTAGCGACTTCATGTCACGCGAAGGGTCGAATGCTAGGCTCTCACCAGCAATGCGCGTGCCATCCACAAAGTGAACCCGGCTGCGGTTGCCACCAGCGGCCATAAGGCGCGGCAGTAGCGTGTCGGCTGGATCATCTTCACCTGACCAGATCAGCACATTACCGGCTGCACATTGAGTGCCATCTGGCCAGCGCCCTCCGCTAGTGATGGTGGCGGCAAACCCAATCGCAATGGTGGTCTTGCCAGTACCGGGCGCACCAGCCAGAATATGCACCTTGCCCAGCGCCAGCCAATCACGCCACAGCCAGGAAACAGGCTGAGGTGTCAGACTGTCGCCACACAACAGCACCACACCGTCAGCAAGAGGTGTTTGTTTGCGAAACACCTTTCCCACGGCAAATGCGTTTTGAATTATTTGAGCTTCAGACATAAGTCACCTCATCATTCAAATCGTTTTGCTGTTGCTGGCTGACAGTCACCAGACGGTCAGAGTCAGCCCATCGCATAGCACAGGTGGTGGTTGCGGTGATGCCAGCCGGGTCATTGTCTTGAGCCACAAATAACTGAGTGATGCCAGCCAGCACAGGAAATTTACCCAGGTGCCCGGCATCGATTGATGCCCATACCGGCTGGACGCACCATGCCATGCTCAGAGCAGTTTCGATGCCCTCTGCAATACCAAGCGTGTGGCCGACTTCATCATCTGGCCATAGGCGAATGATGCCGTTTTCAATCGAATGGCCACCCAGTAACAGGCGCGGTTTTTCGATGTCAGCTTTGCCAGTTGAGGTAATCCAAGTCCGATGTAGGCTAAGTGGCTTATTTGAGTGAATGTCGGTGATCAAACCCACCAGCGCAGGCCCGGCGTAGCCACTGGGATGCTTCAGTGCCGGATGCCAGCGCAGATCACCATACTTAGGCGGCAAATAGCAATGCCGGGCCATCAGATAGTCTTCAGCCACGCCTGATAGCTCGCTAGTTGACTCCCACAGGGTGCGGCCCCAATCGCTCAGGGCGGTGTACTGTTGGACGGTTTGGCGCAGTGGCTTAATGCAGGGCGCACGGCGCATGGTGCTGCGCTTGTCCCTGAATGATTCGGTGTAGCTGCACCTAAAGCAATGCACCACAGCACCATCGTGCTCAACCTTTAATCCAGCGGTTTTGTCGCGTCCACCACGTCCACACTCAGGACAGGTTAGACGGTGCTCACCGATTGCGTAGTCTTGCCAATCGAGTGTAAGATGCTGCTGCGTATTTTGGTTTGTCGCGTGAAGCCCATTAGCCCTGCCAGGCTTTTGGGCTTCGTCTTTTGAAGGGTTGATTTTTTGCATGGTCAACCTTTCAAAACGGGATGCTGTCGGCATCGCAAGCTGTCGGCTCCGGCTCACGCGGCGTGAACGGCTCCAACGATTGCAAACTTTCAACCTCGTTGCAAATAGCTTTCAGCGCGGCAATAACAACTTCACGCGATACCCCGGCGGCAATGTGCAATTCAATAGCGTTGGTGGCTTTCATTGACTCTGTGCTGGCGCGGTAATTGATGTCGAACGTGTCACGCTCGCCCGGCTTCAACTCGCGCCAGTAGCTCTCAGAAAACACGGTGAACCTTGTCACGCCTTTCATAACTCGGTCAGTCAAAATCTTGTCCAGGTGCTGCCCTAATGTCATCAGCGGCGGGCGGTGCGGGTTGTAGCCCGTTGTATCAAGAATCGGCGGGTGCGGAACCTCGGTTTCATGCTGGCACATATCGCGATCAAAATCTGCCACATGCGCTTTGATTTTTTCAGCCAAATCCAGCAAGCCATCAGGGCCAATCGGCACGCTGGCGGT